TCGCGCAGACGCAAGGGCACTTGCTGGTCGGCGACGGTTTCGACGCGGTCCATTTCTATTCGTACAACCCGCGCACGCCGCCCTTTCATCAGGTCGTGCGTCGCGACCCGCGCTATCAAGGCATTCTTGCCGCCGCGCTCGACGCGTTCTGCGATCAGCTCGACAACGCGACAGTGCGGGCTCGGGCGCTTGGCGCTTTTTCGCGCGTGCGCACCGTCGAGACGCCCGCCGATGTTGCCTACCAGCAAGACGAGTACGTTCAACTGAGGCTCATCAACCCGGAAGACGGAGACATTGGCGATGCCCCCGCATGAATTCGTGTGTGCTGACTGCAAGGCGGACGTTTTCAGCTTCGGCGATCTGATGTCGGGGCCGCGCTGCGCGAGCTGCGAAGTGGTCGCTGAGCTGAAGGTCGAAAGGGGACTGACGCCGGAAGCGGAGGCTGAGCTGCGCCGGTTATTGGGCTGCGAGCTGCCGAAGGAGGAAGCATGAGCGACGTGTTTGTAGCGGTGAAGCATCTGATCAGCCGGTCGGGCATGAGCGCGTGGAACGTGGCGCACAAGGCCGGGTGTTCTGAGGCGACGATCAACAATTGGCTGGCCGGGCGGGTGACGGAGCCGCATTTGCCGACGCTGATCAAGGTGGCGAGGATATTCGGCAAGGCGATTGAGCTGACTGACGGCGAGGCGCAGCTCGTTGACGCCTCGGCGATTCGGGCGCGCGATCATGAGTTCGTTGGCTACTGGCGGCGCTGGCAGTGACCCGGCCGCTCTACGAGAATGACCGGCATAAAGGGGCCGAAAGCAGTCTCGTAAGGATTGTCCTAGAGCCGACTTGGCGATGCCGGGCCGTCAAACTGCCCATCTCGTATGGGCTCGACCATCTGTTGATGAGAGGTCGGCAAGCTGTCGCCTTTCTCGAAGTCAAGGGGAAGCCGCAGCACACTTTCGATGAGATGGTAGCGATGATCGGGGGCGTGCCGCTCGATTTGGACAAGTTGGAGCGCGCCCTGAATTATCAAATGCTGACCAAACTGCCCTTCGCCTTGGTGTGCGCTTTTTCTGACGGGATTTATCGGACTGTCATAGTTGATATTGCGCGCGGAGCGCCCTACGTCGTTCGCTACGGCGGCAGGACAGATCGCGGTGATTGGCAGGACCGGGAGCCGTATGTCGTCCTTGAGCCGCTGACGTTCAAATATCTCTGTCCGAATCGGTGGAGCGCCAAGGCTCTTGAGGGAAACGTCGTGCAGCTCCGGGGAGGTAGCGAATGACCGACATCACCATCGCTATTCAACGAAAGCGGGCGAGCAAAAGGGCGTGGATTTGGCCCGCGCCGCCAACGGGCAACACTGAACAGCAATATCGGGTGTTTTTCGAGGGCGAGGAAATCGGCTCTTGGGGTTGCCCGGAGTGCGACGCCGCTCGCTGGTTGCTCGCCAATGGCAAGGCCCAGCGGTCGGACACGCTGCGGACGCGCCGCCGCAATCCCGATGACGGCAGCGAAGTCGCGAGCATGAAGGGCGGCGTCGGCTGGTTTGCGGATCGAGTCGTGATCGAGGACGACAATGGTCCTATCAGGTGGGGGAAATATCGCCCGTTCCCCACCCTACCGTCACCGACAGGATCGGCGTTAGAGGGGTCGGACGATGCGGAATAGCTGGCGACCCCTAAAAGAGGGTTTGAGCGGCTTATCTTCGGCTCGACAGCCAGACCATCGGGATCACGACGGTCGCGCAATAGACCGCCAGCATGATCATGGCAGGCGTCTGAACCGTCGCCGGGGCGTCGAGCGCGATTTTGGCGAGGTAGAGCGCCCCGATCACCGCGACCAAGAGCACGAGTCTGACCGCAAGGACGACCGCGACGACGTTTAGGGCGCCCATGACGCCCGCTTTCCACGCCGACCGATGGATATATTCCCCTGTTTCACGTGAAACAGGCGGCTTAGTCTCCGTCGTCTTCGCCGCCGTCGCGATCAAACTCGACAATGTTGGAGGATCGGGAAGCTCTTTTTCCGCCACGAGCTGCATTGGGGGTCGCGAACGCGGTGGCGTATTTCCGGACGGCTGATCCTGCATTGCCATAATCGTAATCGGCCTTTTTGAGGGACGCGAAGATCGTCAAAATCCGGCCCACCGCGATCAGGGCTTGAATGCGCTGCGGCGTCGTCATGACTTCGTCGCGGTCGGCGCTTTCGAGGTCGTCAAGCAGTTTGCCGATCTGCTTATACAGCCGTTCATTGATTTTCAGCGGGTCGCTGGTCGTCGCCATCGGGTGTCCTTGACATGGAATCGAACTCTTGACCGAGAATTTTCGAGACGGGGTATCCGGCGTCGCTCAGCATCCGGGCCACGACAGAGGGCGGGAAGCGCGAGAGGAGCTGCCGGGCGTAGCTCACGACGGGCGCGTAGTGGCTCATCTGGTTGCCAAGCCGCGCGCCCCAAAGCGACGCCAGCCCGCTAAAGCCGCCGCCTGCCCCGTGGCCCATTAAGCCGCCAAGGGCGGTCCCGGCCAAGTGGTCGAGGGCGCTGGCGGTTTCCGGCGCCATGCTGCCGAACTTCCCGCCGATTGCGCCAAGCCCGGTATTGATAGCTCGCTGGCTCTGGCTGTCTGCGGGCGCGGACGCGCCTTCGACCGCCCCGACTGCGGGAGGAACCAAAGCTGCGCCGGGCAAAGGTGGAATACCGGGGATCTTCCTCATACGGCCGCCAGCGCCGCGCGCGATCGTCGCCGGTGTCGCCTTGGTCGTGGCGGCTGCGCCAAGCGGGCCAAGGGGGAGCGCCGCGCCAGCGAGGCGGGCGAGCTTGTCGCCGGTCGTGGTGGGAGCGTTTTCGGCTTGCTGAAAGAGCGGGCCGGGCTTGAAGCCGAACAATTGCGCCGGGCCGCCGAAAAGCTCAGCCCCGCCTTGAGCGGCTTGGGCGACCAAATGACCCGGCCCGGACAGGTCTTTTTGCAGATCGGCACTCTGGCTCGCCTGCATCTGCCGTTCGGCTTCAGCCTGCGCCTGTTCCTGCGTGGCGTCGTCTGGACCGGGGATCGTCCGCGTCTCGCCGCCGATCGTGACGGTGAACGATTTCATTGCAGCGGTCCCCATCCAGCCGAAGGCGCGCGGGACGGCGGGTCGCCGGGCTGTCCGGACGGGCCTTTGGGCTGTTGGGCGTCATAGCTGCGATCGAGCCCTTTCAGCGTGGGGTCGAGGACGTCCCTAAACTGCTTGGTCTTCGGGTCGTAACTGGCGATTGTGCGGAGGGTGGCGAGCGCGTTCGGGTTGTAGTGCAGGGCGTCGCGGCCGACGACGTTTTTATAGTCGTCGTTCAACTGCGCCATCGTGTCGATAGAGTTCTGCGCGTCGACCAGTAGCGTGCTGCCTCGAATGAACTCAGGTCCGGAAGTGTAGGGTGTTTCCCGCAAGACCCGCTGCACATCGCCTTCGTGAAAGTTGCCGGATTGGCTGGCGATGGTCTGCGCCTCTTGGACGTAGGTGTGATAGGCCGAGAACACCCGGCCCCATTTGGGGTCGCCGGTAAAGGTGTGGTTGAGCCACGCCTCGATCGCGTCGGGCGCCGGTTTTGAGCCCTCCGGAATTTCGTGCAGGGCTTCGAGCAAGGTTCGTCCGGCCGCCGCCATGCTTTCGGTGCGCGACATGCGCCTGCCAAGCGGCCCGGCGTCATATTCCTTGTTCAGTTCGCCGATGCGCTCGAAATCTTTGGCGGACCAGCTCGGTTTCACCGCGAGCGCGAGGTCGGCCAGATTGCTCCAATAGGGCCGCGCGCCGACTGCGCCCATGCCGCCGGGAAGCCCGACTTTGCCGTTGAGCAATTTGTTCCAATCGGCGGCGATGGACGGGCTGATGCCGGTTAGCTCCTGCGCGATCTGATCCTGCGTCTTGCCAGCGGAGTGGGCGACGACGTTGTCCATCCGGTTATCGACGGTCGAGGCGTACTCCTGCGCGGCGTCGGCAACCTTCTTCGGAAGCCCGGTCGCCGGTCTGCCGCGTGCGATGTCCAGCCCGACTTGCTCGTAGGGCTTGAGGACCGGCGAATCGATCGGCGCTGGGGTTGTTCCGGGCTGCGGTGGTGGAGCGCCGGGTCCAGCAACCTGATTGGGAGCTGGCGTCGCGCCGGGGGTCGCGCCGGTCGGGGTCGTTCTGCCGGTTTGCCACGGGTCGCCGCCGGACGTGTCGGGGGTATCCAGCCCCCATCGCTTGGCGTCTTCGGCGTCCTGCTGATCGGACTTGGCGTTCGCCGCCTTGAGGTCGCGCAGCCGCGCCTCGTGATCCGCCATGAAGCGACGGACTTGCTCGGCGCTCGCCCCGCGTTCCAGCATTTGGATCACGTCATTGTCGCCAAGCTCGATCGCCTTGCGCCACAAGTCGTCATGAATGCCCGCGGAGTCGCCCATTTCCGCATGTTTGGCCCACACGTCGCCGTACTCGATGGCGCGGCGTTCCTCCAATTCCTCCAACTGATCGCGGTGGAGCTTGATCTGATCCATCGCCATCCGCATTTTGTGTTCCATGCCCTTTTGGTAGGCTTCGTCATAGGACTTCTGGTAAGCGGAGAGTCCAGCTCCGACCGGGCGGCTTGCGGCTGTTCCGTATTGGGCGAAATAGTTTCCGATCTGCGACATCATTCCGGGCAGCTCGAAGGTTTGCGGGAGCCGGGGGAACGCCTCGGGCTGGCCCCACTGCGACGAGTCGCGCGGAATGTTTCGCATGAACGGCGTGAAACTTGAGGGCGGCTGTGGCGCATTGGCGGGCAGGGGAGCGAAGCTTCGCGCGGTCGGGTCGGGCGGGTCGGTCGATTCCAAGCGAATCGGCGGCTGGCGCTGACGGGGCGGCGGCGGTTGCTGATTGCCGCTCATCCCGCCCATCAGCGTTTGAAAGTGCTGAACCAAGCCTTGCAGTGCGCTGGGCAGGCCGGACGGCGCCCCCCGCGCATTCCCCGAAGCCGCGCCGATCCCCGGCATGTCGTTGTCTAGGTCGCTTGCGCCGCTGGTATCGCTCATGTGTCAATCTGCTGGGGTTGACAGTCTAACCTATTGGCCCGCCACCATTGCTTGGCTCGACTGCGGCAGCATGTCGGGCGTGATGTTGATTTGCGTGGCTGGTTGCTGGTTCGACCGCTGAAGCCGGGCGAATTTGGGGTTGGTGGTGATCCCGCTCCACTGGTTCAGTCCCAGCTTCTTCATCGTGGTCGTCCAGCCCGGCGACCAGCCATCCTGAGACGCCCGCATCATGGCGTAGTCGATCTGTTGCTTCCACGTGCGCGGATCGCGCGGATCGAGCCCGGTGTCGCGGTAGAAGTCATCGCCCATCGCTTTGCCATCGGGAGCGAAGTGGAGCTGGAACGGGCCGAAGCTGGTCCCTTTGTCGCCGGGGCGTCTCGCCTGTCCATAACTGCTTTCTTGTCCCAAAAATCTCGAGGCAATGTCCGGATCTATGCCGTACTTTGACGCTGCCTGCCGGGTATAATCGTTGACCTCCTTTGCACCGACGCCGGGGATTGCGCCGCTGGTCGGCGTCCGGTCGGGCGGCGCGGGGGTTGCGCCTGTCTCTTTCGGCGGCCGGTTGGGGTCTGGCGCGTTGGGGTCGCCCGGCCCGCCTTGCTGACCGCTGCCGGTCATTCCCATCTGGTCGGCTTGCTGCGGGTTCAGGGGAAGCCAGCCGTTGCCCGGATGCCCGTGGTGGAAGTGCCAGCCCATTTGCGGATGGTGATAGGGCCACAAGCCTCGGCCGGGCGGATGGAAGCCGCCTCGGAAGCCGCCTCGCCCGCCTCGGAAGCCGCCGAAGCCGTGTCGGCCGCGCCTCCCGCCGCCGCCTGACAGCGCCATGGCAATCAGCGGCATCGCAATCTGCGCCAGCTCGGCGAGCGCGGTCGGGACGCCGGTCGACGCGCCGCTGATGTCCTGCATTATGCGGGACGGCGCTTGCGGCGGCGGGGGTTCCGCCGGTTGCTCGGTTTCTGTCGGTTGCTCGGCTTCCGGCGTCGGCTTGCGGGTCGGAAGGGCGGGACCGCCGGGCGCAACCTCGCCGGGCTCGTTCCTCGGAGGCGGCATCCCACGCACCGGCGGCTGCGACTGCGGGCCGGTTTCGCCCTTCGCCACACCCGGAAGCGTGTACTGCGGCGACTGCGCCCCGGTTTCCCCCGGAGCGACATTCGGGAGATTGGTTATGCCGCCCTGATTCGGAAGCCGCCCTTGGACTAGCGGCGACTGCGGGCCGGTTTCGCCGGGCTTCGGGGTGAGGCCGGTCGGGCCGGGCGGCTTGCCCTGAATTTTCTCTAACAGCTTGTTCAACTCTTGGACCGCGTCGGGCGGGGCGTATGCCTGCTGCTGCTGCTGTTGCTGCGGCTGTCCTTGGTTCTGGCTTTGTCCGGGCGTGGTCGAGGATTGCGTGCCGCTGGACGATCCGGTCGGGTCGCCGCCGGTCGCGCTCGGGGGCGTGGACATCGAGGCCGCCTGCGCGGCTTGCGGGCTCGCCCCTGCCCCGCCGCCAGCGAGGGCGTTGGCGATGCTGTTGAACGAATTGAAGCCGCCGGCGGCTGTGGCGTCGCCGCCGAAGATGTCGCCGCTGCCGCCCATGAACTGATCGCCAAGGCTGGCGTCGGAAAAGGTCTGATCGAGGCCGCTCGTGTCGGTCGTGCCGGTTCCGCCCGTGACCGAATCGCCTTGGCTCATGCTCCCAAGCTCCCCGCGAGTTTCGTCAGTCCGGTCGCCGCGCCGATGTCGCCCGCGATATTCGGTTGGATGGGCGTTTGCAGTGCGGGATTGAACGCCGGGTTGCCGACTTCTTGGGTTTGGGTCTGGCCGACTGCCGCTTCGCCCAAGAGGTTTTGGTTGGACAGGTCTTGCTGTTCTGGCGTCGAGCCGCCCATGCCAAGCTGGTTGTAGCGGGCTTGGATCTCCTGATCGTTCTGGCCGGTTGCGCCGAAAATCTCGCTGATGTCGAACGGGCTCGGGCCGAAGTTGAAAGGCTGCGTGTCCTTGCCGCTCTGCTGGCTCATGTCGAACTCCCCGGCAGCGGCGTTGCGGCGGCGGCGGCCGATCCGCCTGCCGTGCCAGCTTGACTTGCCCCTTGCGTCAATTGGTTCTGTTCCTGCTGGTTTTGGCCTTGTGCGATGTTGAAGGCCTGCAACTCGGCGTTCGCGTCGGTCTGGCTCTGGCCGATATTGCTCAACGCTTCGCCGATCCCGGCGCCACCGGCGACTTGGGTCGCCATGGTCGACAGGGCGTTGCCGCCGCCTTCGTCGCCGCCCCCGAACTGCCCCTGCCCTTCGAGCAAGTTCTGGCCGAAATTGTACTCGGAAAGCGCGCCCTGCTCGGGGGTGATGCCACCGGAGGTCTGGAAGATGTTGCCCTTCTCGGGTTGACTCATGCGAGCCTCAAAACGTGCCGGACGTTCAGTTCGCGCGCCCCCAGTTTTAGCGCGATCGGGGTTAAATCGTAATCCGTCTCGGAGCTGACCCGCCAAAGGGAGCATTTCCGCCGCCTCGCCCACTCGATTGAGGCGCGCAGAAGCGTGACCGCCTGCCACATTGCGCCATCGTCGGCGCACACCATGACGACGTTGCATTCGGGGACGGAGGGCATCCAAGGCGTGGTCGACAGCATGGCGATCAGGAAGGCGTCATCTGTCCTGATTGGCAGGAAGATCATCGGTCCTTTGAGGACCAGATTTCTCACCCATTGCTCGGTCGCCAGCCGGTCGTAGTGCGCGCCGTAGCGGCGGTCGCCCACGTCGACCATCCACGGCACATCGGATTCGAGGATCAGACGCGGCCGGTTCTGAGCGCCGCTAGGTTCAGTGCATCGTGCTCTTGTGAGTTGATGAACAGCCACGTCTGGAATTGCCCATGGATTAGCGACGAGCTGTCTATCAGAGGGAGTGACGGCTGAACATTGAAGAACCCGGCGGCGTCGTCGTGGGCTTGCTGGTGAACCATGTCCCAATTGGTCGCGCCGTTCATGGCGTCGAGGGGCATCGGATCGAGGAGATAGCGGGCGAGGTTATAGTTGGTCGCGTTCGCGCCCATCGCCGCGATCAGCTTGGCGTGCTCGTTGGCGTGGTCGAACGACCACATCGCTTGCGCGCGGGGATCGTCCGGCCAATGGTTGAGAACGCTCAACGGTCGTTTCGGCGGCGCACTTGCTCGGTGACGAGGCTGGACGACGGCATTGGCCCGATGCGATCGTCAGGCGTTCCAATAGGATCGAAGCCACGCGGGGTAATTCGATCCATCCCGAAATCGCTGTCACGCCCTTCGCCTGCCGCGTTTCGACCGTCTGCGCGCGGGCCGACGCGTGGCTCGGTTCCCGTTCGCAAAGGCCCGGCGAGTGAGCGCGTGGATTTCAGCACGCCGTCCGGCGTCTGGAAGAATCCCAGCGGCGCGTCCCGATTCAGCCATGGGTCGGTCGAGCTGTAAGGCCAAGTCTGGCGTCTATTCGGCATAGCACTACTTCCTCCTGCGTCGACGGGCGCGGCCTTTGCGGAGATTACGCCGCCTCGCCCGCTTTTGCGCTCTCGTTCCCCGTGCCATCGGCCCACTCCAAGTCTTCGCGGCTCGTGCCCTTCGCGTGGTTGTCGCCCTCGTAAGTCACGAACACCGTGAACTGCGTGGGGAGTTTGATCACGCCATACTCGAGCTGGCCGCCCGGAAAACGATTGCCGGTGTAGACCACCCGGCGGCCGATGTCGTCCAACGTCGGTTCGATCATTGCACGCCCTAGCTGACTAATTGTGAAGGATTGACCGGCTGGGTCGGGGGTGGTGGAGGCGCGTTTTGCGGGTCCATCATCCAGTCTTGCCACTCTGGAGCGTTCCAGAACTCGCTTTCCGGTGGAGCATTGGGCATGGACTGTCGCAACGTCCGATTATACGCCGGTGTATTTTGCGCGAGCTGCGACAGTTGCGGCCCCGCGCTGCCCATGACGAGGTTCATGACGAGCCCCAAGAGACCGCCGCCGGGCGGCGAGCTCGGGGCCGTCGTGGTGGCGTTGGTTTGCGCTTGCGCTGTCTTGGCGGCTTGAGCGAGCGAATTTTCGTCGGCGGTTGGCGCGGCGGTCGGGCCGGGCGAGGTGTCCACGTTCGACGCGAAAGCAGAAGGTCCGTTGGGGCCTGCCGGTCCTATCACCGATGGCGAGCCTTGCGTCGGACCCGGCGAGGCAGCGTGGCCGCCGAAGCCGCCGAGTCCGGGGCTTGCGCCCTCGTAGGCGGGGAAGCCCATCGTCGGCCCGGTCTGAGCGGTCACTTTGCCGACCAAGCTCGGGTTATTCGGGCCGGGCGTGCCGAAGACTTGCTGGGCCAAGCCCGTCAATCCGCTGTTCAATCCGGGGGCAACGACGTCAGGGGAAGCCCGCAGCGAAAACTTGGTGTCTGGATGTTGAAGCGGGTTGACGGCTGGTTGCCCGGTCAGGACGCCGGGCGGGACGCTCATCAATCCGGCTCGAATGAGGGCGGTGACGACGGACGGATTCATGCCTTGGACGGCGCCGGATGACGCGCCGCCCGAAGCCGTTCCGCCACCGCCGCCGGTGACGCCGCTGTGTCCTACGGCGGCTGTGCTGACCCCGCCTCCGGTCGACGCGCCGGGCGCAGTTGCCCCGCCGGGGGCGCCGCTGCCCGACGCGGACGGGCCTGCGCCCGCGTTGCTCGCGCCTTGGCCGCCGAAGCTGACGCTGGACGCCACGCCGTCCGACACGCCGCTCGGCCCGCCGCTAGGACCGGGCGCGCTGCCGTCGCTGCTCGTGCTGCCGCCTGCCGCCGCCGCCGCCGCTGAATTTGCCGCGCTGCCGCCGGGGGCGCCCGTACCAGCCGGTGCGCCGGACGTGCCGACTGCCGTTGCCGTGCCGCCGGGTCCGGCGCTGTTTGACCCGGTCGCGGCGCCCGGCCCGCTATCGCCGTCGCCGCCGTCGCCGTCGCCGCCGTCACCGTTATCGAACCAAAGGAATTTCGGCAGACCGGGGAAAAGCCGGGGATCGAGGACGGGGCGCATGACTTACCCCTTCGCCAACGCCTCGATGACAGCGATTGGCGCGCGAATTTCGATCTTCGCCGGAAGGGCGATCACGTCATTGAAGCGCATCAGCCCGGCGAGGCCGATCAAGGCGGCTTCCGCCCGGCCGTCGTCCATCTTGCGCGAGAACAGAATGGCTTTGCCCGGCCAGCGATTGATGGCGTTCGAGCGCGCCTGATCCTTCATGCCTTTGCCGGGCGGGATGCCGACGATGCGCTTCCATTGGGCGGGCTGGATGAAGATGGCGGGAATAGCTGCGGCAGCGAGACAGCCACGGACAACACCTTTGCAATCGCCGAAGGCGAAAGCGCCGACAGCTCCTTCCATAGGTCGAGGACCGACGCGTTCAACAAAGGCTCGACTGGCGTGAGACTTGTAGATGATTTCAGCGAGGAGAGGCGCATTGATGGTCCTGCGGTTCTTCGGCCCGTCGCGCAGACACGGCATGTCTTGCACGTCGAGCAGCTCGCCCGTGTCGGCGAGCACGGCGATTGCGCCGCCCGCGCCGATGTCGATACCGAGAATGCTCATCGCCGCTTGCCTCTGACCGGGCCGGTTCGAGCGCCCGGCCGTGGCGATCGGCGGGCCTTGCGCTTGCCTCGCCCCCAATCACCGGGCCAAGCGTCGTCACTCCACGGCATCCGGACGACCGGGCCGTTTCCTTTCGGTCTGAAGTGACGACGGGCCATTACGGGTTCCTCCGTCCACGACGACCACGGCCGGTTCCTTGGCGATGCCCTCGGGCGCGCTTGATCCGCGTGGTCGGTCGCTTGGTGGGGAGTTTTCCGGCGGGGTCGACGCGGCTGCGCGGCCCAAGCCTTACGCCTCTAGCCATCGTCACATCCTCCTGCCTTTTCTGTAGGAAAACAGGCGAGGCGTCCACCGGGGCAGACGCCAGCCCTTTGGCCGTAATTGCCTCTGCACGTTTTGAGTGTTGCGGAGGCCAGTTCGCTTCACGGCTTACCTACGCTTGCGGGCGCGGATGCGACGGGCTCGGCGTGTTTGTCGGAGACGCTTCGCCACGGGTGCCTCCTACCGTCTGCGGCCCCTTCGCCTGCCGCGCCGTCCCCGGCGGTCTTCAGTGAAGTCGAGCCAATGCGTATTCGGTCCCATGGGGGTTTCTCCTATCGATGATGTTTACGGCCACGGCGCTTCGAGCGAACCATGGCGGCACCTTCGCACTTTCCCGCGTCAAGGTTGGACGCGCACCGGGGAGGCTAGCTCCGAATCAGGCTCCGAACAACTGGCGTTCTTCGGTCGTCAGATGGACCCGCTCAAGTGTAAAGTCAGGAGATTGACTCTGCAAGTCGATAGCGTGCCAGATGCCGCTGCCGGACACGGGCGATGGAACGATGGCGGACTTGACGCCGGGCGTGACCTCGAAATCGACGCCCTCGACGCCGCCGGGGATGCCGCCGCCGCCGCTCGTCACGGTCCCGGTAATTGACACGCCTTGCGCGGCGCCCGTGCTGGAAAAGGAATCGTCTGTGATCTCGGCGTACACCCGCTTGGTGTTCTTGATGGTGAGCGCGGAGAACTTGCTCGCCTGCCCGCGCAGTTTCTTGGTCGACAGCCGCTTGACGAGGGTCGGGTCCGGCACTCCCAAGAGCTGATAGACGCTGGTCCCGTCAGTCCCGAACGGCCGAATGATGCTGTTTTGCTCGTAGCTGCCGATTTGCGTCAGCTCATGGCCTTGCGTGGCGACCGACCAGAATTCATTGCCCTTGGTCGGGTGGAACATCAGCATCATGCTCCGGGTGACGCCGAACGGATCGGTAAAGCGCCCATTCAGGAGCATCACCCGGAAGCCAAACTTGGTCGCGGGCGCGAACGTCGGCAGATAGAGCGAGGTGTCGACGGTATTCCAGATGTTCGTGACCTTGTCGCCGATTGGCACGGCGTCGCCGCCTTGCAGAAGATAGATGCCAGCGCCGTTGAAGGTGCAGAAGTAGCGACCAAGTCGGCCGACCGGGCGAGGGAATCGCTGCCCGCATTGCGGGTCGATGTTGAAATAGTTGAAGTCGGTCGTGACCGGGCTGGGGAGCGTGCCCGGCGTGCCGATCAGGGTGACGTTGTTGATGGCGTCAATCGAGCTGTCGCCGAACAGATAGAGGTATCCGGCGGACGCTGCGATGTCGTTGTACGTGTACACGAGCCGGTCGCCGAAATAGCCGAACGAGCCGCCGCCATCGGCGGTCGAGAAGTCAGCGCCGTTCGATGGCGCGGAGAATGAGACGACATCCTTGCCGATGACCCAAAGCCGCGAGCTGTAGACCTCCATGCCGTAGATGCCCGGCAAACCAACGGGCATTGTCACGACCGGGCCGCCGGTTTCCGCCGCGTCGGTCAGCCAGTCGGGCGCGGGAGTGCCGGGCCGGTTGAGCGTGGTTCCGTTCCACGCGTAGAGCCCGCCGGGTCCGACTGTGCCGGTCGAGGGACTGCCGAACAGGACGCCGCCGACTTGTCCGGGGCTCGAACCGAAGAACGATGGTCGCCAGACCTTGGCCGACGCCCAATATTCCGGGGCGATCGGGTTCCAGATCACGCCGTTGTCGCGGAGCGTTGTCTTGACGCCTGAAGCGAGATCGAATTCGTCAATCGTGCCGTCAGACAGGAACATCCAACCCATGGCGCCCGGCGGCGGCGTGCCGAACTGCGGCGTCTGCGCGCCGTAGAAGCCGAAAAACATCCGAAGGATCGTCGTGCCTGCGGGCGCGGTGTAAATCGCGCCGGTCGGTCCCCAGCACGTGCGCAGATTTCCGGGTCCGACTGCGAAAAAGTTCTCGTTCCAGAACTCCTCTTGATCATCGATCGATCCGCGCTCGGACTGCTGATTGAGCCCGCGCCATTGCTCGATCGTTGTCAGATCGGGAGGGTTGTCAGACTGAATGGGCATGTTTTATTCGGGTTGCCGGGCGTCCGGGTCTTCCGGGTCTTTAAGCCGTCCCCGCGCCACCTTGCCGCGCGCCTTTTTCGTCAGCGCGCCAGCTACGGCGTTTTCCCCGACCGCGCTCGCCGTGTCGGCCGCTTCGCCCGGCGCCCAAAACCCGGCGCCGCTTCCCGTGGGCGGATTGAGCGCCCGGTCGACGGCGCTCTCGCCGTGCATCTGCCCTCGCGTGCGGTCGACCTCGGCGGTCGGCGAAGGGGCGAGCGCCCGGTCGACGGCTTGCTCGCCTTGCGCCTGCGCTTTCGGACTGCGCTCGGCTTCCGAATAGCGGGAGCCCTGCCCGCCAAAGAGCTGTTGTGCGACGGCGTCCGGTCCAGCCGCCGCTGCGCGCGGATCGGGAGGAGGAGGAGGCGGCGGTGCGAGCGCGTCCGCGACTGCCGCTTGTCCTGCAATGGCGGCGCGTGGGTCGGGCATCGTCGGTTGCTGCATCGTCGGCGTGCCGCCGCCTTGCGTGCCATAGGGGTCTTCGGACAGCAACCACGTGCGCATGAGCTGGTTGAGGGTGTCTAAGTTTCCCATTTGATTTCACCTAGCCAGACGCCCAGCTCGACCGCCGCTTTCCAGACCGGCTGAAGCCAAGGCGGTTCGTCGTGGTAGCGCCAATCGCGGGCGTCTTGGATTGTCTCCATGAGCCCGGCCCTCACGCTGAACGGAGTGTTGCGCCATAGGCGTTCTGAATCATTTGCGGACAAACGACACTCGCGCACATCGGTAGGTCCGTGTTGAACAGCTCGGCCATTGCCTGCGCGTCCTCCTTGCGCTGCTGCTGCAAGTAGGCGAGGCACGCGGCCCAATAGCTGACGGCGTCGACCCACGGGTAGGGGATCGGCTCGGCGTCGTCATCGGTCAGCAAGGGACCGGGGATCAGGGTGAGGTCAACTTCCATCGGCGCTTCGATGGAAGGAATCGGCGCGAGGTAGAGGGCGGCCAAAGGCCCAGCGCCATATTGGGCATACCAGCCGGGCTGACTGATGGTTCCGTAGAACGTCCCGCCGTAAATCCGGAAGCGCGCTTGGAAGTCGGTCCATACGAGCCGCTTCCATAGCGGCTTCCATGTGCCCTTTTGGATCGACCACACGCCGTTCTCGTCGGGCGCCCATTTGCCGCCGATGCCGATGGCGAGCGAGCGGCAGGCGAGGACCGATTGCGCTTGCGGGCAAAGCCCCTGCACCAACGTCCGCCAATTGGAAAAAGGGTAAACCTCTTGTCCCGGCTTGGTCGTCGTGCCCGGCGGGATGACACGCAGGCAACCGCTCACGGCGGCGATTCGGCGGCGCGAACGGTTGATGTAATTGGTCAGGGTCGCTTGAGAGAAGAACTGCCCTTGATTGTCGTTAAGGTGTCCCTGAACCTCGTTGATGTATTGAGCCAGCATGACGCATCTTAACGCCTCTTGGCCCGTTTGGCAGGCGCGCGGTGCGTGACGGCTCGGTGGGGCTCGGGCGCGGGATCGGCTTCGACGGGCTCGGTGGGCTCCTCTGTGTCGGCTGGCGCTTGGACCGGGCCGATCACGTTGCTGATCACGCTCAATGAGCCGCCTGCGTTCGTGCCCGTCAACCGGCAAGACAGCATCGTGCCTTCATCGGCGGCGACCATGCTGTAGCCAACTGTAGTCTGCCCGGCGATCGGCTCGCCGTCGCGCAGCCATTGCCGCGCGAAGCTGGGACTGCCGGTCCACGTTCCGTTGCTGGTGACGGCGAGCTGCCCCCCGACTGTCGGCGGCGGGGTGATGACGACGATGCTTGGCGGGACGGAATTGGTCGGCGGGGGCGGCGGGAACGGAACCCACGGAAATTGCGGGATGGTGGGGACGTTCGAGATCGTGATCGGCTGATTGCCCGGCGTGAACGGCGGCGGCCCTAAGCCGATCTGCATGATGTTGGTCAGAATGATCGGCTGCATCGGGCCGGGCGCGCTGTAGGACGGAAACCAGCTCGCTGCGGTCGGCAGGAGTGGGCCGCCGGTCGCGTATTGCGGCTGCACCACGCCCGGCAAGCCGCTTCCCGGCGGGACGACGGGCGTCGGGAACGGAACGTTGCCGCCTTCGCCGACCAGCGGCGGGGGCATCCACGTTCCGGCGGTGCCGAGAGGGAAGGACGGCGGCAGCGATTCGCCGCCGGTCACGATCACCGGCTGCGGAATGCCGGGCGCGCTGTTTTCTTCGTCAGTGCCAATGATCAGCGGCATATCGGAATGAACAGGTTGGGCGGATAGATGCCCGGTTGCGGACGCTGGATCGGATCTGACCAGCCGACCTTGCGCTGCCAAGCTCGCCACGCCTCGAGGTATTGGTCATGCGTCGGCCACAAGGTGCGCGGCGGACAATGTGGCGTGGGCCGGACGGTCCCCGGCAAAATTCCGGTCCCCGGCGCCCGGCATGGATTGTCCTGAAGAAACGGCTGGACCCACGGCGGCGGCCATGCCGTGACCGGGGGCGGCCACGTCCATCTTGCCGGGGGCGGCCAGCAATAGCTCAAAACGGCGCTCCCCCGGTGATGCCGGTGACGATCATCCCGGTCGACGGCTTGCTACAGACCAGATTGAGCGCGGTCAGGCTGAGCCCGACGCTCGCAATCTGCCCTTGTGGGATGGTGGAGTACCACCCGGTCCATGCAAAATTCGCGTCCTCGTGAACGACCAAGGTGATGTACTTGGAATTGAAACCGTAGGCTGTTCCGACCGGGCAATTGAGGTCGAAAAAGATCGGCGTGTCGCCCAGCAAGAGCCCCCTAAAGCCGCTGTTGACAGGATCATCCTTGCCCCATCGCGAGCTGGGATCATTGTTGTACCTCTCGACGGCCATGAAGTCGGTCAAGAGCGTCGTCCAGTCTTGTACCGACGTGACGACGAAGTCGAGCGCCTCGCCGCCTGCGTTGTTCACCGCCCGCAAGAGTAGCGGAATGAAGGCTGCGCGAGTGAGGACTGCGCCCGCAGTGGGCACAACGAGCCCCTGCCAATCGGGATAGGTGACGCGCGAGAGTCCGCCGAACACGGGCGCCGTGACGGCGTTGCCATAGGCGTCGTTGAGGCTGAACATCTGCAACACGTTGGTCACAGGCGGGCCGAACAGCGCGGTTGTGAGCGCCTGCAACGAGCTGTTCTTCAGGTCGTTGAGCTTCAGCATGAGGCGCGAGGCGACGGCGATCGCGTCCTGCGTGACGAGCTGTTCGAGGCCAAGCGAGCTGACCGGCGTCGCCAGACAACACATATTGAATTCGGCGTTGACGGTGGCGGCCACGTCCTGCGGCAAGTTGAACTGACCCGCCGGGCCTATCCAGCTTGAGGCGACATACTGCCCCGTCTGCACGGGCTGGGTGTAGGGCGAGACGCCGCCGCTTGCCCGAATTGCATTCCTAAGCAAAAGCGCCAAAAGCGGATTCTGCTTGTAGATAAGAATGACGACCATTTGCGCGAAGACGCGACGAACGGTCGCTTGCAATTCCAGACCGATAGGACCGGCCGGAATGATGCCAGCGCCGAGCAGGGGCATGAGTTATCTCCCTCGGGCGCGCTCCTCGTCGCGATGGATTGCGCCTAGAAGTTCTTTTCGTCCCCACGCTTCAGGGTCTTGGGCTATTTCCTTGAAGTCCGGAGCCTTTTCGTGATGCCAGAACTGGCTGTCATAGGTCGGACTAGAGGTCTGCGGGTTCTTGCTCGCCCGGTATTCGGCCGCCACTTCGTGATCGGCGACGGCTTTTTCGTGCATCCACGCTTCGAGGTCTTTCATGCCCTCGTCGGTGAATCCGTATTGTTTCTGCACTTTGGCGCGGCTGGCGTTCCACGCGTCGCGGTCTGCCTTGGCCGCCGCGTCGGCCGCTTCCTTCGCCTTCGCCTGATCGGCGGCGCTTAAGCGAGCCTCGACCTTCTGTTCAAGATCGTAGTCGGGGATCGCGAGATTCGGATATTTCTTTTTGATGAGCGACTTGGCTTCCTTGTTGAGCTTCGGATCGTTGTAGATGCCCTCGACAAAGTCGGCGGTCATCCGCTTGTTTTGTAAGAAATTCCATTCTTCGTCCGAGATGGTGCGCGGCATCGACCGACCCTAGTTCTTGTTGTCCTTGCCGATGATCGACGGCTGCAACGGCACGCCGCCCTCGGGCTTCGGCACGACAGCGGGGATCGCACCCCATTCGCTGACTTCGGACTGAGTGTCCACCTGAAGGATGGTGCGGGGCGGCGTCTCGGGCGGCGTCGTGATCGGTGGATCATATGACCGATTCTGAGCCATGTTTTTCCTCCAAGTCTAAGTTAGACTGTCAACCCATACGCATTGACAGCGTCGGCCGCCGGTAAGCGGCCCACGCCAAGAAACCGCCGCCGATCAGGAACATCGCCCAAGTCGACAGCTCTGGCGTCGGAACGGCGGTCACGGTGCCGTCGATCGCGATGTGGATCGGCGCGAGGCCGCTCGCCCCGGAAAATTCGATGAAGTAGCTGCCCATGCTGAGCGCGTCGGGGGTGACGGTCGCCTCCTGCCCGCCGGTGACATTGTTGAGCGGCGAACTCTCGATCAGCGCGCCGATCGGCTGGAACGGCGAAACCGGCGCGGTCGAGGTTTGGGTGTTGAGCGACAACACGCCGCCGGTGATCCGCTGAAGGCCGGTTGCGCTGTCGCTCATCGAAACCGTCACCGTCTCGCGGGTCGGCAGGGTGAAGCTGAAGAACTGCTCGAACCCGATACCGCTGCCGGGCGTGTCCTGCGCCGGGAGGGCGAGGCTCTCGTTGAGAATCGATCCAATGTCCTCAACCGTGATTTGGGTTGCCGCCGCGGCGGGTCCGGTTGCGGCAAAAAGAGCGGCGGCCAGTAGCAATCTGTTCATCGTGCGTCCCCGTGCTGCTCGAAATTGAGCGCGCTGTGGTAGCACGACGATCAACTCCCCGGCAAAGGAGTTGCGGGCATCGGCGGGGCTTGCCCGCCCTGTCCGCCGCCCTGTCCGCCCTGTCCGCCAAGGATTTTCTGCAACAGCGCGTTGCGAATCGTGCTCTTGAGCTGGTCGCCGATCATCGTCTTCTGAATGCCGACTGCCGGTCCCATGCCGCCAGCCCCGCCAAGGTGGCGCGAAAGCTGGCTGATCGTTCGAAACACGTCGCTGTGGAGCTTCGAGCCCGGCTGCAATCCCAGCCCAGCCTGCTTCAGGGTTTGGATCGCCTGAATAATCAGGTTCATTGAATCAGCTTGATTGCCGGGACCGGGCGCGGAGACTTGCGGTCCCATCTTGGAGCGGGCGAAGGCTGCGAGATCCCCGCCGGGGCTGGCGGGCTGGCCGCCCGGAGGCGCTCCGGTGGGAGGACCGGGCGGTGCGCCGCCGGGCGCTTGTCCCATCTCGGGATCGTCGTCTGTTACGTCGCCGTTCGCCATACTCGTCACCCGGAGGCCGCCCCCGGCTCAGATTGGGGGGCAATGGTTGGGACGGGGGCGGTCCATCCTATGTGGTGCGGCTCTCGGGGGTTTGAGCCATAGGACGGGCGGGAAGCTAAACCTTCAGTGGGCGGTTTGTCCACGGGGCTTGGAAGCCTGCCTCCGACTGCCGCCGCCGATTCCCAGCAATCCCTTGACCAGCTCCTCCTGTTTTTCCTCTTTCGCGGTCGCCGCTTGGGCTTTCTGGCGCTGTTTCAAGCGCGCCAGCAACAGCTCAGCGCCGGGCGGATGGAGCATGTGGATCAGGTCTTCGCTGTCGATCGCGCCCGCTCTAGCGAGCGCAATAGCGACTTGACGATTGTCCTCCGCGAAGGCTGGCGACGCCGAGTGGCTGTCGACTTGGACTTGAAAATTGCCCGGAAGCTGCGAGAGGAGGAATTCGGTTTTGCTATCGGCTGTGGTGTAAATGAGGGCGTCCATGGCTTGCATGATGCGGAGCGCCAGCCACCCACAATCGGCGAGCTGCCGCTCGAGCGTCGAGGCTTGCTTGATGAGGTGGGGGGACGAAGTTCTAACCAGAGTTTGAGCGTGGACGCCAGCGCGGACACCCGGCTCTCCCTGTCCGGACATGATTGGGCTAAAGCCGCTTGCTTCATCAAACAATTTGAAAATAAATTCGAGTTCTTCCAAGTAGTTTTCCGGCGGCGGGTCCAGTAGTTTCGACGCTTTTGCGTTAGGGTTTGGATCGTTAATGAAACCTCCCTCGTTGACAATCTTAAAATATTGTTCCTCGGTGACGCTGGTGAACCCGGAGAAGACCTGTGGAGCGTTGACATTGCGGTCCCACATTACTTTGATGTCGCGCATCCGCTTGTTCAGCATGTCCTGAAGCATCTGCACGTCGGCGATGATCGAGCGGCCCCAAAAATAGCCGGGCGTCGGCTGCGGCTGCACCTTGACGAAGCTCGACTTGCCGGGGACGCGCGACAGATTGCGCCGGGTGTTGTCGCCTTCGATGATGATCGGATCGGCCCCATAGATGCACTGGATGGTCGTCCAGTCTTCTTCGCGGTCCCGGTCCTTGATCCAGACCTCGCACAGCTTGACGGTCGGCGCGAAGCGGCGATTCGGCCGCCAAGGGGTCGGAATCGGAAAGACGTTGACGATACCGGCAGCGGATGACGGCGCATCGCCAACGTCCCCCAACGGTTGCAGCCCTCCTACAACCATTTGGTGAAAGTAGGTTGGTTCTTCCTCGTCGCGCTTCGGTCCCGGCTCGTCGCCGATCTGTTTCATGATTTCTTCGTAGCGCGGATGATCCATGAGCATCGTGCGCAGCCGCGACTTGGTCGGGTAGCTGACGTGACAGAACGCCTCTTGCTCATCGAGATTGAGGGTCGTCTCGGATAGCACGCCGAAATTCTGCGGATGCACGGGCGCTGTCTTGAACGTGCCGCTGTCGCCGTCCGGCAGCACCTTCAAAATCTGGCAACCGTTGACCATGCCCCAAATCACCGCTTCGGCGAACGCGATGTCGGCGTCGGTCTGGCGAAAGTCGGCGCTCAGCTTCTCGGCGACAAGCTGCGAGCGTTCGAGCACGGTTTCGTCGTCTTCGCCGCTGTCGTAGACGAGCTGGAAGCGGACATCGACCGGCTGCATGAGGAACCCGGCCAGCTTATCCACGAACGGCTTGATTTTGTTGTAAAGCGCGGCCCGATTGTCCGTACTGCCCATGTAGTAGTATTGAGCGGCGCGGGTGTAGATCATCCCCCGTTCTTCGGAGGACGCCATACACTCATCGATCATCTCTTTGATCCAGACGGTCAGGAATTCCGACTTTTTGGGGATCGAAAGCGCCATTACCAGACCTTGAGGGCTCGCCGCCTGCTCGCCTCAATTAGGTCCGGTTGGTTTCCATTGGCAAGGTTCGCCTTGAGCATGTCGAGCCCGTCGAAGCCGCCGCTTTCCGACCGCGTCTGCTTGCCGATCTTGATTGCCGTGTTCAGCGCCTCGTTGACGACCGCGCTGTTCCACGAGCTGGCGAGCTGGCTCGGGCTTTGGTCTTTGTAGCGGACCTTCGGCCTGCCGCCCTCGCGGCTGTCGAAGGTTGCATTCGCCACGTTGTAATCGTTCGCCATTATGTCTTCGGCGATTCGGTGGGCTTTCATGCTGACGGAGCCGCCGATCGCGGGCGGCCTGAACTCCTGCCGCACTTCGCGTGCGTCGCACGCCTCGCATGACGGCGGCGGCGCGTCCCATTGCTCGGCCGAAAGCGTCACCTCCATCCGGTGGCCGCACTCCGGGCACATGTACGAGCGCATGATCGGCATCACTCGCCCTTCGCGTCGTGGGCGAGTTGTAGGCATCGCTCGCCGATTTGCTCCAGCTCGCGCGCCTCCATTCGCCATTCGATCCGCGCGTCCGGGTTTAGATCCTCGATGAGGAACGTCTTGCCGTCCCAGCTCAGCTTTGGCCCCGTCGGGTGCCAGAAGATTGTTTGGAACTCATGCATCAGACGAAGCCCAGCAACCAAAGGATCAGGAAGATCACGAGGACGACGCCGACGATCCCTAGCCCGCCGTTGCCGTAGCCATAGCCGTACTGCCAATTCGGATTGAAGCGCGGCCCGGCAAAGCCTCCAAACAGGATCAGGATCAGGAGGATCAGGATGACGATGCCGAGTGGGCTTCTCATGGTCGTTTGCCCAGCCGGATCGGCGGCGCGTTCTGGCGCTCCTCGACTGCCGCCATCCGGTTCTCAAGGTTCTCGACGCGCTCTTGCAGGGTGACGCCATCGCTGGCGTCGGTTGTTTCCTCGTCAGGCTCGGGCTCGGGCTCGGGCTCGGGCTCGGGCTTCGGCTTGGGTTTGGTCGCCATCGGTTGCCTCCTATGCGGTGAGCCCCTTGACGGCCCACATGACGGCTTCTTCCAACTTCGTTCTGGCGAGCGACGCCTCGCGCCCGGACGGGATGCTGCGGTCAATCTCGCGCAGGAACGCCGCGCCCGCGTCTTTGATGCGGACCATGCCCGCCCTCTCCACGTCGGACAGGACGCGGTATTGATGTCGCACGTCATTGTTGACGGTGCGCTCGTCGCTCTCGCTCGCCACATACTGTTCGGTGGGCATCAAAACGTCTCCCTGCGCCGGGTCGCTTGCTGGTTGATTCGCCGGATGTGCTCGCTGAAGGCAAACGATAGCACCGTCCCCGCGTTGGCGGGAGGCCGCTCGCCCTTGACGCTATCCCACGTCAAGTTTCTGGCGATCAGCCCGGCCCGCCGCCATTCAACCCACGTGTGGTGGGCCAGCACCGCCGCGCTCACGAGGTCATCGTTCTCGCCGGTATCCGGCCCCGCGCCCAGCCAACCGTCGTCTTCAACAATCGCCTGCAATTGCTTGACCAGCCGAATCGAGCGCAACTCGATGGTGCGCAGCATGAGGCTGTCGCGCATGGCGCTGTACACGTGTTGCTTGTTGTCTTGGTTCGTCTTCCAATTGATCACGTTCCCCGCGCCGCCCAGCGTGTCGGCCCGGCGATAGAGAAACCAGCGCACGGCTCCGATCATGTTGAGGATGCTGTCTGGACCCGGCTCGGCTTGGATGATCCCGCGCTGCGCGAGCTGGCGAAGGTTGCGCACTTCGGGGATGACGGCGGCCCCGACGCCCGACACTTCGATGTTGGCGAGATGATCCTTGTAGGCTCCGCAGAGGTGCGAGAGAACCCACGCGAATTGATAGGTCAGCGGCTTGTTCGATTGGAATTCGGCGACTTGAACGATCCGGTCGGCGTAGCAGCGGAACACTTCCAACGCGTGGTCGTTAGCTTCGCCGCCCCCGCCCCCGCTTGGGTCGCCGCCGATGACGTACACCCCCTTTTCCTCCGGTGGCTCCCAGACGCGCAGCATCACTTCGTCTTTGTTCGTCGTCTGCACGATCGATGAGCCAAGGAAGGCATCCTCGAAGCGATACTTGTACCCCTGATAGGGCGGTCCCTCCGCTAGGGTCTCGGCTAATTCCAACGTGCGCGCTGATGGGAAGAAAGACGAGCCCGAAGCGATGAAGCATTCCCGCTCGTTCCACGGATAGTGACGGAGCATATAATCCTCCGCCGTAAACTCGCTTTCCCGCCGCCACCATGCCACTTGCTCCGGTGAGACGATCACGTTGTAGCGCGAGCGCACGTCGCGGGCGCGCTTCAGCTCGTCGTCGTCAAGCCGCCCGTCCCAATAGACCTTGTAGTCCGGGTCTGACTTCGGGATCGAATAGGTCGGATTGCTCCAAAAGCCCAAAAAAATGAACCGCATGTGGCGGTCCTGCTTGGCTTGCTGGCAGAAATTGTACCACCAATTGAATCCGTTCGCGATTGACTCCCAAATGTAGAGCCGATGCGGATTGACGCGCGCCAGCGAGGCCTTGAGCGATTCGACGCCCGCCAGCGACTTCCATTGGCCGCACTCGGTCATGTGGCACATGTTGAGGGCGCGCGACGCGCCAAGATCGGGATTGCTCGCTGCCGCCATTAGATCGATGACGCTGCGATTGGCGAACGCCATCCCGTTGCGGTTGTTCTGGATCAGCCGGTGTTCGCTCGACCGCCATTCGGGCGGCAAAGTCTCGAGGAGCGCGGCGAAGATGCGCCGCAACCGCTCGAGGTTGTCGGTGCGGTCGGCGATGATTGCCCCCTGCACGCCCGGATTGGCGAGCGCCCAAAACAGTTCGATCACGCTGCACGTCGTGGTCGCGGCGACTTGGCGACACTTCAGGATGGCGAACTCGTGAACGTCCTCGGTGAGCCCCTTCGCGACGGCGTCAATGATCATCCGTTGCGACGGCCAAGGGTCGACGTGGCAACGCCCTTCCTCCTTGGTGTCGATCTCGACCGCTTGCAGGAGGTCGTAAATGCCGCGCCGAATCGACGGCTTAGCCACCGTGCGGATGCTCGCCTATGTCGGTCTGGTCCGGTTCGTTGCTGTAAACGAGTTGGAACGACAGCTCGCACATTTGCAGCCAAAGCTGGCGGTCGTTGAGAGAGAAATAGTCGCCGGGCGCCGGGAGATGGATCAGCAGCGCGTCAAGCAACGGGTCCAATTCGTGATTGTTTACGTCTTCGGGGATTTTCTTTGACGGCATGTTCGTCTCCTGTGAGCGTCACACCGTACACGGTTCCATTGCGTCGATTCCAGCGGCTTGACAGATAGCCCTGCGCTGCGGTGCCCGGCGGGATCGGCGCGGCCAGCGGCTCTGCGGCGTGCTTGGGCGGGAAGGCCATGCGGCGGATGACGTTCAGCTCGCCGCCGATTTTGTCCAAGCTCTCGGCGATGGCGATGGCGACCGAGTGTTCGTCTTTCAGCGTCGCGTCAATCGAGGCGACGCTTTCCTCCAGCTCGGGCCAAGGCAACTCAGGGTGGTCAGGCATGGGAGCCTCGTGCTAAACGCGAAACCGCCCGGTCCTGTCGCGGGACCGGGCGCCATGCTTATAGGGTTTCGCCTCCGGGTCATACCGGAGGCGTTTTTTACTCGCCGCTGTCTTCTCGGCCGCGTTCCGCGCCATCGGCAATTCCACGCTGGAAATCGCTCCGACTGTCGAGTGGGTCGCGGAGATACGGCCGGGAGTAAAAGACCGGGCCACGCTGCCCCGGATTGAGTGCCTCGTAGCCTTGATCCCAGCCCCGTTCGTAGCCGTCAGTCGGCGAGCCCCGCATACTCAGTTGCGCGTTCGCAGTTCCGCCAAGCGCGAGCGCGACAACGGCGGCGCATAGATATTTCATTGCCTTCCTCCTCTGGTGACTGTCAAGCTATACGCTTTACACGTGTCGCTTGTCAATCCATCCGGCACGCTTCGAAGGTGTTGTCCGGCTGGAAAATCGACACGTAGCCGTAGAGATAGACGAAGATCATTTCCTCGCGCAGCCGCATGACGGCTATCGGCTCGAACGGCGGATCGCCGGGATAGTGCAGGATCGGCGTCCCGTCGCGGTTGGTAAAGCCCTCTTGCGGATGCCAACCGCCATGGACGTAACGCTCGGCGAATTGCTCTCTCGCCGGGCGCGGATCGTCAAGGTCGAGGAACGTCGGAATGAACCCGACATAGTTCGGGTCCGCGTAGCGCATGTCGAGGATGATGACGGTCGGGTGATTCATTTGAAGGTTACTCCCTTGCCGAATTGCCATTCAAAACACACGCTGTCGTCATCGAGGCCGATGATGCGAACCATGCGGATCACGCCCATCTGCGCCGCCGGTCTGGTCGTGTAACTGTGCGCCAGTTTGACGGCGTCCTCGGCCGACAGGTTTTCGCCGACTTTTTCGTGCCAGTCGTCGGGCAGATATTGCCAGACATCGAAAAGCTCGCTCATCGGAAGCCCTCGATCCAGCGCCGCACCGCCAAGCTGTCGCCAGCGTCAACGTGGAGCAATCCAAGCATCATGAGATACTGATTCGCTCCCAATTCGGGATGCTTGGCCATGTCGCTGCCCATGCTGGCGACGGCGTTGGCAAGCTCGCCAGCGTCGACATATTCGAGCGCACGTTGTTTGCACCATGCGAGATGCTCGTCCCTGTCCATTGGTTTGCCTCCTGTTGGGTTTGACAGCTTGCTCTTGCGCTCGTTCGCGCAATGTGTCAACCTATTGACATGACGCCGCATGAACGCTTGGTCATCGCCATCCGTCACGGCGTCATCGTGAAAAGGAAGGCAACCATGAGATACGCAGCGGACGTTAGTCATCACTCAGTGCGGCCCGGCGACGAAGATCACTTCGCCGTTGTTCCGGTTGAAGCGACCGACGCAATGGATGCGGCGAAGAAAGTCGCCGAGATTGCCGCCGCCCGGCGATACGAGAAAGCGGGGTCAGTCGGTTTCATCGCCGCCGCGTCGCGCGGTGATGGCTGGTATCGCGCCTCGATTGGCGAACAGCAGCGCAGCCACGAAGGGATCACAACGCGCGGCGTGTCGATCACGATTCACGTGTGGGTCGTGGATTAAGAACAGATTTTTTTTGGGAATTATTTGAGAACGATCCTCGGATTTTCTCGGGCGCGATATAGGGTTGACTGTCAACCTATATGTGTTACACTTCCATGGCGCGAGGCCGCTCACGGCGGTTCTCGCGCCTCAAATGGAAGGCAAACCCAAATGAAAGCGCAACCTGTCTATCACGCGTCAAAAATCGCTGCGATTGCGGACGCTGGTTTCAAGGTGACTTCGCTGGAAGTCGCAACCGATCCGCCAAGCGGCGTCCTCATGTTCTCGGTCTATTTCGATGACGGCCACGGCAACGGAGATTGCATTCTCTCGCTGCCGGTCGCTGAGCTGTTGAAAGTCGCTGCGAAAGTGGAGGCGCTTGGATCATGACCGACGCAATCCAAGAGGCGGTCGATAGCGAGTACGAGGCTCGCATCGAACGCGAAGCGGAGGCCGCCGCCAAGCATCTCAGCGAAGGCCAGCAATGGAGTGATTGGCTCGCCATCGGCCGCTTGATGGCGATTGGCCGCAACAAGGCGATGCTGCGGTCGGGCACGAACGAACCAGTCGGCGCTCGCTACAACAAAGCTTTCGCTGAATGGCTGGACGCGCGGCAATGGCTACGCGTCATCGACAAGGCGACGCGTTCCCACGCCATGTGGTGCGTCGACCATGTCGAGGAGTTGGAGCGGTTGCGCCAGAACATGGGCGCGACCAAGCGCGACAACGCGAACCATCCAACGACAATGCGCCGCCATTGGGAGCGCACGCAACGCGAAGGCGAAAAAGACCCCGCCGAAAAAAAGGAGCCGCGCTCCAAGGCGCTCGAACGCGAGTTAGAGGCGGTTGCTGCGGAGCGCGACAAGTGGAAGCACAAGGCGGAAAAAGACGGCTCCCTGTTCGATCTGAAACAGGACAGCACGAAAATAATCGCCGCGACGATTGCCGCGAACATGTCGATTTATCGTCTGCGCGAACTCGCGAAGGCGTTGCAGACTGAAATCGACCGCGTCAAGACGGCGCAAAAACAAGCTGGTTGACGCGGCGCAAAGTGTCATGTATATAGGTTGACGGCGCGAGTCGCGCCGTCAACTCATTTTCCACGGAAGGCAAAACCAAATGACCAGCTTTATTCCTCAAATCAAAGGCATCGGCGAAGACAAGTGGAGCGGCAATGGCTTGCGCTTCGCGACAGCCGATGAAGCTTTGGCGTACGCCACTGATCTGCAATCGCGTTGGATGGGTTGCAAGGGCGGCGCCGAGAATAGGAACGCTGGCGAAAGCAGCGATCCTGTTTCCCATGTGTGGCGAAATGGTCGCGCGGAGGCGGTGCAATGACTGAGTATCTCAACGGGAAGGAACTTCCCTTATCCGAATTGCGTCTCGCGGATTGCGTGGAAGCTTTCGACGGACCCTATGGAACCGCAATCGTGAAAAAGATCGAAGACGGTCTAATCACGTTCTTTCGCCCCTACGGCGCAAACGCAAGCTTTTCATATACGGGAGGCGTCATCTGCTACATGGGCATTGAAGAATTCACGCGTAGCGTCACGCCACGCGAGACAATGCGCGTTTGGCGTCGCGAGAAATTGGCCTAAACCAATCGTCGCGCGTTAGAGTTGACACTGGCGAAGTGTCATGCTACAGAAGTTGACAGCGTCGCAATGTCGCGACGCTGTTTTCATGTGGAAGGCAAAACCAAAATGGCACATGGTATCGAAAACAAAGACGGCGTCTATTCGTTCGCGTTCACTGGCGAACGCTCCGAAATCTGGCATCGGCTAGGGCAGGAATTAGACGCAAGCGCAACGCGCGAACAATGGCTCAAGGCGGCGGGCCTCACCTATCACGTGGAAAAGGTTCCGGCCATTGCGTCATTGAACGGCCCGGCCTTTGATCACATCGCGCCGGAAGATCGGTTTGTCGAAACCGACAAAAAATTCTTGGCGCGTCAAGACAACGGCCATATTCTGGGAATTGCTGGCGACGGCTATCAGGTAGTGCAACCCGCCGACGTTTTCGACTGGTTTGAGAACTATATCACAGTTGACGACCGTTTTCATATCGATGCCGCTGGTGTGCTCGGATCAGGTGAACGCCTATGGTGCACGGCTCGTTTCAACGGCTCGTTAGAAATCGCTGGCGACCGGCATCTTGCGCGCCTCCTCATGTCGACAAGCTTCGATGCAAGCCAAGCAACGCGCAACGAAGCAACGCTGACGCGCGCGGTATGCCAGAACACTTTGCGAGCGGCGCACATGAGCGCAAAGGCGCTGGTTAAGACGCGCCACAACACGCGGTTTGATGGGCGTCAAGTCGCGCGTGAGCTCGGCCAAATCGCGCAATCGTTCGCCGAGTTTAAGGCTATGGGAGACGCGATGGCGCAGACCAGTATGACGCGCGATAGCGTTCAATCGTTCTTTGCGACACTGCTAGGCGTTGCGCCAGATGCGAAGGCGGCGGACATTTCGACGCGAACTAAAAACATCGCGCAAGATTTGGCCGCCTCCTATCGCCGCACGCAACGCGAGCGCAATTCAGAGCGGGATGACGTTTGGACCGCGCTGCAATCCGTGACGCGTTACGTGGATCACGACAGGACAGTGCGCAATGCCCCGAACGAAACCGTTGGGCGTTTCGATAGCGGGACATTTGGGAGCGGCGACCAAATGAAGGGAAAGGCAATGAACCTGCTATTTCCGCTCATTGATCAGAGCTTGTTCCGCGATAAAGTTTTGATACCAGCTTAAGCCGCTAGCACTCGCGACAAAGAGGGCGCCCTAGACGGCGCCCTCTTTTTGTGTCATACCTATTGCGTGACACATTGTCACTGAAGGAAGGCAACCATGTACAGGTCATCTGAAAACGTCCCGCAAGTTGGGCGCCGCGTCAAAATCCATCCCGCAACCGACGCGTGGATGCAAGGCGACCGCTATGGCGAAGTGGTTAAGATTGGCCGCGATCTAGTTCACGTGCGGTGCGACGCGTCGCGACGCGTCCGTAAATTCTCGATTGCCGCTGAATTAGTGGAGGCAATCTAATGGCACAACCGCAGACTGTAATTGTCGCGCTCACTACGTCAGAAGCTTTAGACGTTCGTATGGCGTTGAATTCCGCCGCCATGGCATGGGGCGAAAGGGCGAAGCTTGCGCGCGAGATGGGCAATGATCAGGAGGCGCAATCGTGCGAGCGGATCAGGCGCCAGCATGGCGAACTATGGGATAGGATCGATGCCGCGCAACGCGCGTTAGAGGCGGCGCCGCCCGCCAAGTGCGGCTATGTCGGTTGCTCAATTTGCGACGCTGACGCCTAATCCGATAGCCGTTTAAATCGCTTAGGGCGCCCGTGTGGCGCCCTATTTTTTCGCCGCTATCATTGCGCCTCGGAATTTGAAGGCCACTAGGCGAGCACGCTAGGCGCATAGCTCCCTACATATCAATTCTGTTAGTAGCACTTTCGCCGCCCTGTCGACTTGCGGGAAATCGCGTGCTTTTCCGAATGCCTCGGTATAGCGTAAGCATCG